ATAGTTTCTGACATGACAAATGGTAAATACAATTTACTTAAATGGGATAAACAAGAAAGACAATACTATCCTATTGAAATTAACCTATACGAGAAAGGAGAAATTGATGACAATTAATTTTGAAGAAGACCAAGAAAATGTTTTGCAAAAAACAACCAACATACAATCACTTGCAGATCAAGTAGAAAAGTTAGAAGATTTACAAAAAAGACTTGAACTACAAGAAGATAATTTAAAAAATACAAAAAAACAAATAGATCATTTATCTGGAGAAGTAATTCCTACTATGATGTCTGAGATGGGTTTGTCTCATCTTAAACTTATGGATGGATCTTCTGTAGATGTAAAACCAAATTACAGCGCAAGCATTTCTATTGCAAATAGAGAAGCAGCGTTTGGATGGCTTCGTAACAATGGACTAGGAGATATAATCAAAAATGAGATATCCGTATCTTTTGGTCGCAACGAGGATAACAAGGCGGCTGATTATGCCACCCTTGCAGAGAGTCAAGGATTTCAACCTCAACAAAAATTGAAAGTTGAACCTATGACTCTCAAGGCGTTAGTCCGTGAACGTTTAGAGGCAGGTAAAGAAATGCCAACGGAAATTTTCAACGTATTTGTTGGAAATAAAACAACAATAAAAAGGAAACAATAAACATGAATGAAGTAGCAATGAAAAAAGAAAATGCAGTAGCAGTCAATATGTTTGAAGCTGATGCAGACAAAGGCTCTCAGAACATGACGCAAGAAGATCTTGCGTTACCATTTCTGAAAGTATTAGGACAACTATCTCCAGAGGTAAATAAGAGAGATGGGAAATATGTTGAGGGGGCAGAACCCGGCATGATTCTCAATACTGTCACTAACGAAGTTTTTGATGGTGCCAAAGGAATAGATGTGTTGCCAGTATTCTACGAAAGAAAATACGTAGAGTGGCAAGACAGAGGTGAGGGTAAAGGCGCACCTGTAGCAATTCACGATGCAAGTTCAGACATCATGAGTCAGACTACACGTGACAAATCTTTTAAAGATAGGTTACCTAGTGGTAACTACTTAGAGAATACTGCAAATCATTATGTAGTAGTTCTAGGTGATTCACCACAGACGGCTTTAATTTCTATGAAAGCGACTCAACTAAAAATTAGTCGTAAATGGAATTCCATTATGATGGGAATTAAGTTGCAAGGTAAAAATGGTTTGTTTACTCCGCCAACTTACAGCCACATTTACAATCTAAAGACTGTTCAGATGTCTAATGACAAAGGAACATGGTTTGGTTGGGAAGTGTCTAAAGTTGGTCCGGTCTCAGATCAAAATGTTTATGGCATTGCAAAATCTTTTGCTGATCAAGTTGGCAAAGGTGATGTGCAAGTTAAACATGGATCAGACGAATCAAAAACAGATTCACCATACTAAATAAAATCCTAGGAGGCGGGCGCTGAAGCGAGAGTGGGGGCGCCCGTTTAAAAATTATGTTTGAAAAAATATTTAAAGGATTGGAGCGTGCGC